CGAACACGTTGGACACGACTACGAACGATTCCCAGCAGGGTCTCCTCGTTTCGTCGGCTAACACCACGGCTTCGTTGCCGGTCCGTATCGTTGATGTGGTTGAGGACACGGCGTTCGTTTCGAGCGGCACGGTCTACTACCCTGAAGTCATCGTCAAGTTCAACGCTCCGTACGTTGACTCGGGCGTGATCACGGGCGGCCACGCTTATAACAACCCGGTCGGCCTGTAATAGGAGTTCTGAAACATGGCTATTTCACGTGCACAATTACTCAAAGAGCTCCTGCCGGGCTTGAATGCCCTGTTCGGTCTTGAGTACAAGCAATATGGTGAGGAGCACAAGGAGATCTACGAGACTGAGACCTCCGAGCGTTCCTTTGAAGAAGAGACCAAGCTTTCTGGTTTCAGCGCCGCTCCGGTCAAGGCCGAAGGTGCTGCGATTGCGTATGACAACGCGCAGGAAGCATGGACTGCTCGCTACAACCACGAGACTATCGCTCTCGGCTTCTCCATCACGGAAGAGGCGGTTGAAGACAACCTGTACGATTCGCTGTCCAAGCGATATACCAAGGCGCTCGCCCGAGCGATGGCGTACACGAAGCAAGTCAAGGCGGCTTCGGTCCTGAACAATGGCTTCTCCTCGTCCTACACGGGCGGTGACGGTCAGCCGTTGTTCTCGGCTTCGCATCCGCTGGTTTCGGGTGGTACCAACAGCAACCGTTTGACGGCTTCTGACCTCAACGAAACTTCGTTGGAAGCGGCTGTCATTCAGATCGCTGGTTGGACCGACGAACGTGGTCTCTTGATCGCGGCGAAGCCCAACAAGCTCATCGTGCCCCCGGCTTTGATGTTCACTGCCAAGCGCCTCCTCGACACGGAACTCCGTGTTGCGACCGCTGACAACGACATCAACGCTCTCAAGGCGATGGGTTCGATTCCGGGCGGTTACACCGTGAACCACTTCTTGACCGACACGAATGCTTGGTTCTTGACGACCGACGTTCCGAACGGCATGAAGCACTTCGTTCGTACCCCGCTTGCGAATAGCATGGACGGCGATTTCGACACCGGCAACGTCCGGTACAAGAGCCGCGAGCGTTATAGCTTCGGCTGGTCGGACCCGCTGGGCATGTTCGCTTCGCCGGGCGCGTCCTGATAGCTTTCTCCCTAGAGGGCTAGTCCGAGGGGTTACAGGTAGCAATGCTTGTAGCCCCTCTTTTTTGATGATATACAGTCGTTCATCGGGAAAAATTCGTTTACCAGACAGACCCGACTGACGACATGCAGACTGGTAAACACAACTCGCATGTGAGGTTTTGAAATGGCACGTACAACTTTCTCTGGCCCGGTTAAGTCTGACAATGGCTTCGAGGGTCCTATCGCTGGCGATTCCGCCGTCATCACCAACCTGCTTTGCACCACGCTCACGATTGGCAGCACCAAGCTGACCACGGGTTCGGTGTCGGGTACGGTGTCGGTTCAGGCAGGTCGCATCCCGGTTGTCATCGGCAGCACCACGCTTTACATCGGTCTGTACGCCAGCCTCGTCCCGTAAGGATTTCGTAGGGGGGCGTTAGCCCCCTTTACCCATTACAGGAGAGGAAGATGGCAATGCAAACAGATGTCTTAGCTAGTAAGGTCGCCGTTGCTGCTGGTGACCTGCTGGATCAAAATAGCCTTGTTATTGGGCGTTCTCGCGTCAAGGCTATCTATATTGTTCCTGACGAAGGTGCCGGTACGGTTACGTTTCGTGATGGTGGCGCTAGTGGCCCAGTCAAGATCGTCGTAAATACGCTGGCTTCTTCGACCAGCCCCGACTATGTTCTTATGCCGGGCGAAGGTCTGCTTTTCCAGACCAGCATTTATATCGTCCCGTCAGCCGTAGTCTCGACGATGGTGATCTATGGCTAAGTCTCCGGCTTGGCAGCGTAAAGAAGGGAAGAATCCAAAAGGCGGTTTAAATGCTAAGGGACGGGCGTCGTACAACGCAGCTAATCCCGGCAAACCGGGTCTGAAAAGACCGCAACCTGAAGGTGGTGCCCGACGAGATTCCTTCTGTGCTCGCATGAAGGGCATGAAGAAAAAGCTGACTAGCGCGAAGACAGCCAATGATCCCAACAGTCGTATCAACAAGTCCCTACGAGCATGGAACTGCTGATATGGAAATGCTGGTCTGGAACATGGTTCTTACGGGAATCGTGGCCGTGCTTGGTTTTGTTGTGAAAGAGAAGTTTGCCGAACTTCAACGGTTGGGGATTCTTCTCAACAAAACCCGAGAGGAAGTGGCTCGTGATCATGTAACCCGTGCCGAAGTACGGGCTGATGCACAAGTACTTCTTGACCGGCTTGATCGACTGGAACAAAAGATTGACAGATTGGTGAGTCACAATGCCAAGCAAGTCGGGTAAACAACATCGTCTAATGGCGCTAGTGGCTAATGACCCGAAAGCCGCAAAGCGTTTGGGTATCCCGTCGAAAGTCGGGAAAGAGTTCATGAAGGCCGACAAAGGCCGTAAATTTAAAGGTAAATCCAAATGAAGAAGTATGCGATGGGCGGACGTATGATGCGTCCTGAACGTGAGCCGATGGCTGAGCGTATTAGTTCTCGCCGTATGCCGGGGTTGAAGCCAATTCCGGAAGAGCCGATGTACAAGAAAGGCGGCAAGATCGCTGATAAGGCTGGTCGCGCCATGAAGAAGCGTACCCCTGACAAGATGGGTCGTGCGATGGTCAAGAAGTACAACGAAGGCGGTTCTGTCTTCCGTAAAGCCGCTGATGGCATCGCCAGCAAGGGCAAGACCAAAGGCAAGATGGTGAAAATGGCTTACGGCGGTAAGTGCTAATGGACGACAAAAAGAAGCCCAAGATGCCACCTCCGTCGCCTTCGGACGATTTGGTGCCGCCGTCAATGTTGCCGGATAAGTCCGTGATTCCTCCGGGCAAAGGTTATGGCGACGATGTGAAGAAGAAGCCTCCGGTCAAAAAAGCTGGCGGCGGAAAGATTCACTCGTCTGCTTCCAAGCGTGCTGATGGTTGCGCCGTTCGCGGTAAGACTCGCGGGAAGATGGTCTAATGATGGCTTCGCGTGGCATGGGCGTCATTGCCCCCAACAAAGTTCCTCGTGCTAAACGGCGTGGGGATAACGAGATTGTTGAGGGTACTGGTCGTCCCATTCGCCACGCCAAGGGCGGTAAGGTCAAGAGCAAGGTCAACGCAGCCGGTAACTACACCAAGCCCGGTATGCGTGAGAGCTTGTTTAAATCCATCAAGTCTCGGGCGGTCCAAGGCACCAAGGCAGGTCAGTGGTCAGCGCGGAAGGCACAGCTACTGGCTAAAGAGTACAAACGGCGTGGCGGGGGGTACCGCGATTGAAAGCGCCGCAGCAATCCTTGAAGGCATGGACTGCCCAGAAATGGAGGACTAAGAGTGGTAAACGATCTTCTGATACGGGTGAAAGATATCTACCAGAGGCTGCGATTAAAGCTCTCAGCCCTGCTGAGTACGCCCGAACCACTGCCGCCAAGCGAAAAGGCAAAGCCCAAGGCAAACAGTTCGTCGCCCAGCCCAAAGGCATCTCGCAGAAAACCCGTGCGTATCGCCAAAAAGGTAAGTAAGCGTGGCTGAGACAACCGACATCGAGATGTTCAAGGCACAGGTTCAGGCCGAGTTAAATCGGCTTGAGGCCAAGTCGTCTGCTAAAGAAGTCGCTGGCAAAGCCATCGGCAAGGACGGCCTGAAGTACATCACGATCATTGTTGTTATCGGCGTGGCATCCAGTTTGGTGCTGGATTCTGAGAAGATTGCTGCTGTGATGGGATTGCTCGGTGCTTCACTTACCGCCTTGATCTCTATGCTCAACGGTATTGCCGGTGCAAACGAGAAGGAAGAGAAGCCTGAGTTTGCGGTCATCAAGGAACTTATCGCTAAACTCGATAAACTGGATCGGAAAGAAATGCCGATGCGAGTCGATGTGGAAGGCGATCATGTCACCGTCACCAAGGGTGACGACGTAGTGACAGCGAGGAAGTAATGGTAGACAAGACTACAGCTACTACAGACTTCAACCTCGACCTCAACACGATTATCGAAGAGGCTTACGAGCGTTGCGGTGCTGAACTGCGTACGGGTTATGACTTCCGTACGTCGAAGCGTAGTCTTGCCCTGCTCCTGATGGACTGGTCAAACCGGGGCATCAACCTTTGGACATTGGAGCAAGGCACCCATGTGCTGACTTATAACGTCGGTACCTACGACCTGCCGGTGGATACGGTCGATCTTTTAGATCATGTTATTAGGACTGGCTCTGGCACGAACCAGCAGGACATCAACATCAGCCGTATCTCGTCCAGCACCTACGTCTCCATCCCGAATAAGAACGCGACGGGTCGCCCGATTCAGATTTGGATCAACCGACGTACTGGCGCGACGGGTGCCGACGATGTGGTGGTTTACCCGCAATTTACGGTTTGGCCGAAGCCTGACAATTCGACCACGTGGACGTTGTACTACACGCGGTTGCGGCGGATGTTTGACCCCGGTACAGGCGTGAATGGGCAAGATATCCCGTTCCGTTTCCTGCCCTGTATGGTTGCAGGCTTGGCTTATATGCTGTCGATGAAGATCCCCGGAGCAGAAGGGCGTACGGCCATTTTGAAGGCCCAGTACGACGAGGCTTGGGATCTTGCGGCAGGTGAAGACCGCGAAAAGGCGGCGGTGCGATTCGTCCCACGTGAGAGCTTCTTGGGTGGCTACTAATGCCAAACAGGTTTGCAAGTGGCAAAAACGCGATTGCGATGTGCGACCGCTGTGGCTTTCAATACAAGCTTCGGCAGTTGAAGTCTCTCGTAATCAAAACCAAGAACGTCAACATCTTGGTATGTCCGGAGTGTTGGGAGCCAGATCAACCGCAGTTATCGCTTGGTTTGTATCCCGTGGACGATCCGCAGGCTTTGCGGAATCCGAGACCGGATACGAGTTACTTTGCTGTGGGCAATGACGGCGCAAACGGTAGCCGTCAGATACAATGGGGTTGGAACCCGGTCGGCGGATCAAGATCTTTCGATGCGGAACTAACTCCAAACACACTAGCCCCGGCTGGTGAAGTAGGAACGGTAACGGTCGTTACGACCTAGGAGATTGAGATGGCTATGACTTTGAAGGAACACGCCAAACTTCCGGCGAGCAAGGCTCACGGCAAGAACGCTAAAGGCTTTCGTGCTGGTGGCAAGACCAACAGCGAGATGAAGAAGTACGGTCGGAACATGGCGAAGGTGATGAACCAGCGCAGCCCGGTCCGTAAGTCTTCTGGCCCGAAGTAACTGCCATGAAAGAACTAAACCCCGGCAAGATCAGGCCGAACACTGACTCGACTGGTGAGAATGGCTATCCTGAAAAGGATGTCAACAAGGGCGTCACCCACATGGATATGAAGGGTGCTGGCGCTGCCACCAAGGGTAAGAAGTTCGTCTCGCAGATCAATTTGCAGAACAACGGTAAGGTTCGCGCAGGCTGGAGCTAATGAACTACTCAGAGCTTACACAACTGATTCAGGACTACTGTCAGTCCACGGAGACTTCCTTCGTGGCGAATATTCCTACTTTTGTGGAGGTTGCTGAGCAGCGCATTTACAACACGGTCCAGCTTCCGGCACTTCGTAAAAACGTCACCGGTTCGATGAGCAACGGCAATCAATATATGTCCCTGCCGTCTGACTGGCTCTCGACGTTTTCGATAGCGGTAATTGACGGTACGACGGGCGAATACGAGTACATGCTCAATAAGGATGTGAACTTCATCCGAGCCTCGTACCCGTTCCCGGCGACTTCAGGTAAGCCTAAGTACTACGCTATCTTCGACGCTACGACGATGTTGCTGGGGCCGACCCCAAACGCAAACTATACTGCGGAACTGCACTACTATTATTACCCGGTATCCATCGTGACGGCGGGGACTTCTTGGCTCGGTAATAACTTTGATTCTGTTTTGCTCTACGGGTCGTTGCGCGAGGCGTACACCTACTTGAAGGGTGAGCAGGACATGATGACCTACTACGAGCAGAAGTACCAAGAAGCCCTCGGCCAGTTGAAGCGCCTCGGTGACGGCTTGGATCGTCAGGATGCGTACCGGTCTGGACAAGTTAGGATTCCTGTGACATGAGCTTCGTAGCTGGGTCAGAGATTGGCAGTGTGTTTGTACAGACCACGGATAACCGTGAGCACACTGTAGAAGAAATTGCAGAACGTGCGGCTAACCGCATACTCAGTGCCGACTCAAAGGAAGCACTGCATTATTGGCTGGTGAAGTATCTCAGCGAGGCTCAAGTGGCCGAGCGCAAGATGATATGTAAGAAACTAGATCAACAAGGATATGCGGAAATCGCACACTTAATTGGAGACCTCTAATGGCTATTACTCAAGCAATGGCAACGTCGTTCAAGGTTGAGATCCTTGACGGCATTCATAATTTTGGTACCGGCGTCATCCGTGCTTCGACGGCTGCGGATGTGTTCAAGCTGGCCCTGTACACCTCGTCGGCTACGTTGAGTGCTGCTACTACGGCATACACTTCGGCTGACGAAGTTTCCTCGTCTGGTACTAACTACACGGCGGGTGGGCTGACGCTGACGATCTCGCAAGTACCGACTTCGAGCAGCACGACGGCCTACATCGACTTCGATGACCTGACCTTCCCGAGCGCGACGATCACGGCCAATGGTGCTTTGATCTACAACGAGACGCAGGGAAACAAGGCTGTGGCGGTGCTGGCGTTTGGCGGTGACAAGACCTCGACGGCTGGTAACTTCACCATCCAGTTCCCGCCTGCTGCTGCCTCGACTGCTATCCTGCGTATCGCTTAATCGGAGGGTTACATGGCCCTCGTACTTGCGGATCGCGTCCGAGAGACGACGACTACTGCTGGAAGCGGCACGATTACCCTTGCTGGTGCAGAGGCGGGGTATCAGTCTTTCGCAGTTATAGGAAACGGAAACCAAACCTACTACGTCATTGCGGGTGACACCCAGTGGGAAGTAGGTATTGGCACATACACCTCATCGGGGACAACGCTCTCCCGAGATACGGTGCTGTCATCGAGTGACAGTGGCAATAAGGTTACGTTCTCCGCAGGTACAAAGCAGGTATTTGTTTCCTACCCCGCCGAGAAGTCCGTCAACTTTGATCTGTCTGGCAACATCACTGCTGCTAGTGGCAGGATCATCAACCTTGGTGCGCCGAGCCTTCAGTCGGATGCTGCGACAAAAGAGTACGTCGATAACATGACATCGGCTGCTCTGCACATTCACGAAGCCGTTGTCCTAACCACTCCAGCCGATTCAGGACGAAACGACAACTATAACAACGGCACTGCGGGTGTCAGCGCGACTCTGACGGCTACGGCTAACGGAACCTTGGTCATCGACAGCACGGTGGCTCAAGCAGCGCAGCGTGTCCTCATCAAGGACTGTGACGATCAGGCTGAAAACGGTATCTACGTTGTAACGACGGTTGGTACGGTTTCAACTCCGTATGTCATGACCCGTGCATCTGACGCCGATACGTACGGCGAGGGTGGTTCTGACTCGCTTGACCTTGGTAGCTACTTCTTCACAACGGGCGGTACGACTCAGAAAGGCGCGGCTTACGTCTGTAATACGGCTGGCACGATTACGTTTGGTACGACCCCGATTACGTTCGCTGAGTTCAGTCAGGCTCAAGTGTATTCGGCGGGTAACGGGATTTCGATTACCCTAGGCTCAATTGCACTTAATACGCCTGTTACGGTTGCTAGCGGTGGCACGGGGCTTACGACTTCTCCGGCCAACGGCCAACTGCTGATTGGTAACGGATCAAACTACACGCTCTCGACCCTCACGGCAGGATCGGGCGTCTCCATCACGAACAGTGCTGGCAGCATCACGCTGTCTGCGACGGGCTTGGGTGGCACGGTCACGGCTGTCACAGCCTCGGGTCCGTTGGCCTCGTCTGGCGGTACGACACCCAACATCAGCATTGCCAACTCGACTGGTACGGGTAGTGTTGTTCTTGAGAACAGCCCGTCAATCTTTAGCGCCACGATTACGGCTGCGGTCAGTGCGTCCATCACGACGATCACGGGTTCCTCGGCTAACATCACGACGGTCACAGGTACAACTGCTGGATTCAGCAGCGCCAACATCACTCAGTTGGGATCTACCTCTGCCACGATTGCCACGCTCTCTGGCACGAACGTCACGTTCTCAAGCGGCACGATATCTCAACTCGCTGCTACCTCTGCCACGATTGCCACGGTGTCGGGCACGAATGCTACGTACTCCAATGGTAGTTTCACGAGTGCGACGGTTACGACTGTCTCCGGTACGACGGCTACCTACACCTCGGCTACGGTTACAAACCTTGCGCTGACTAGTCTCACACTGGCTAACCTGAGCATTACGTCTGCCAACGTCACCACGCTGACGGGCACAAACCTGACTTATACCTCGGGTACCGTCACCAATCTCAACAGTACCTCAGCCAACATCACTACGCTGACGGGTACAACATTTGGTACAACAGCTACTACACAGCTTCGTGGTGCTAGTGCTCAGATTACAACGCTGACTTCAACATCAGCCAATATCACGACGATCACCGGTACAACGCTCGGTACCTTTACGTCAGGTACTGTCACCAACCTCAACAGTACTTCAGCCAACATCACAACCCTCACGGGCACTACGTTTGGTACGACGGCCACTACACAAATTCGAGCAAACAGTTTGGCTGTTTCTGCAACTGGAGCTAGGTGGGATGCTAACGGCGATGTTTACGCTATTCGTTCTGGTGGTACCACCGGTGTTATTTTCTTAGGTAGCAGTGGTAGTAGGTATTTGTTTTTTGATGGCACTAACTATCAGTTACCCACTAATGATCTTTATGTTAAAGGCGTTCAGGCTGTTACAAACAGTGGTACGTGGAGTATTAACGTAACGGGCAGTTCTGGAAGCACGACCGGCAACGCCGCAACCGTCACTGACGGAATGTATTTGTCTTCGGTTCAAACAGCAGGCGGAAGAAAAGCGTTTTCTTCAAGTCAAAACGTAGGAACGATGCTGACTGCATCAGGCGCTCTTGGCGGTCTTGAGGCTGTAAATCCGGGCGGTGCTAATGCCGCGTTTATGTCCTTCCACCGTGCTGGCGCGTACGCTTCTTACTTTGGTATTGATACAGATAATCAATTTGCGGTTGGCGGTTGGAGTGCTGGCGCGGCGCTTGCAAACTTTAAATGTTTGAGTCTTGGTGTCGGCACTGCTGCATCAGGTACGAGCGGTGAAATCCGCGCAACCAACAACGTCACGGCCTACTACTCCGACGCTCGTCTCAAAGACTTCAAGGGCAAGATCGGTGATGCGCTGTACAAAGTCAGCCAGTTGAACGGCTACTACTACACCGAGAACGAAAAGGCTGAAGAGTTCGGGTTCAACAACAAAAAACTCCAAGTCGGCGTCTCGGCGCAGGAAGTGAAAGCGATCCTGCCGGAAGTCATTGCTCCTGCTCCGTTTGATATGGATGCAGAGAACAAGAGCAAGTCTGGTGAGGACTACATGACTGTCCGGTACGAGAAGTTGGTCCCGCTCTTGATCGAAGCCATCAAGGAGTTGAAGGCGGAGGTCGAAGCACTGAAGGCAGGCAGATAAGCCGTGCTCAGTTTTACCCCATTTTCTGAAGCGCCGTTTGCTGCTACGGACGGTGACGTTCTTGTAACTGTAACTGGGGTAAGTGCTACTGGGCAACTTGGTGATGTTCTAGTTGTAGCCCAAGCAGACGTATTCCCAAATGGAGTCGCTGCTACCGCTGAGCTTGGTAGTGTTGAGATCTTCATCACTATTGTTCAGATAGTTACGGGGGTTGAAGCTACTGGCTTTGTTGGTGATGTCACTGTTGCCGCAAATGCCAACGTATTTGAAGACGGGGTTGAGGCCACCGGCGAAATTGGCGATGTTGCTGTAGCAGCCCAAGCGATTGTCCCGGTCACGGGACTTGGGGCAACTGCGGAACTTGGTAACGTATTTGTTACTACCGATCAGGTCTTGGCTGTTACCGGTCTTGAGGCCACTGCTGAACTCGGCACGATATCTGTTGCCGTCGTTGTCGATGTCCCGGTTACAGGCGTTGCAGGTACGGGTGAGATTGGCGACGTAGCGGTAATTGGTACCGCAATAATTTACCCAACTCAAGTCGTTGCTCTCCCACAAATCGGAACAGTATTCGTCAAGACGGATCAGGTTCTTGCCGTTACGGGCGTTGAAGGTACAGGCCAGCTTGGTACAGCTACGGCAGCGGCAGGAGCTAGTGTTCCGGTCACAGGAGTATCTGCACAGGGCGCGGTCGGTACGGTTACTACGTCTGCGGGGGCGGTTGTGTTCCCCACAGGGGTTGTTGGCACGGGCGTTGTAGCCCAAGTGCTTGTTTGGGGTAATATTGTTCCGGTCCCGACCGGTCCTTGGACTCCTGTTGATGACACACAAAATCCGAACTGGATACAGGTTGCGGCGTGAGGTTTTAAATGGCTACTTACAGTACAAATCTGGCCTTGACCCTTTTGACTACCGGCGAAGGCGCGGGTACATGGGGTAATACTACAAATACCAATCTTGGTACGCTGCTTGAGCAAGCCATTTCCGGGTACGTTACTCAGGCTGTTTCTACGGGCACAGATACCACGCTGACCATCCCGAACGGCGCGACCGGTGTCGCCCGTAATATGTTTATTGAGTTGACCGGCACGGGTGGTACTAACACTAACCTGATCGTCCCTGCCAACAAGAAGCTCTACTTCATCTTCAATAACTCTACTGGTGCAGTAACGGTCAAGGTGGCGGGTCAGACCGGTGTCTCTGTTGCGGCAGGTGATAAAGTTATTCTCGTTTCTAATGGCACGGATATTGTCCAAGCAACGAGCTACATCACTTCTACGCCGTCAAGCCTTTCACTGACTAATTTAACGGCTACCTCAGCCACAATTACGACGCTGACTTCGACCTCGGCGGGGATTACCACCCTGACCGGTAGCAGTATGAACGTCACTACGGCGACTCATGCCTCAGCAAACATTACTCAACTTCAATCAACTTCGGCCACGATTACGACGCTGACCTCCACTTCAGCCAACATCACGACTCTCACAGGTACGACGGCCACTTATACCTCGGCTACGGTTACAAACCTCGGGTCTACTTCAGCCAACATCACAACCCTCACAGGTACGAACATCTCTGCGACTAGCCTGACCCTTACGAATGCACTCAAAGTTGCAGAGGGTGGAACCGGTGTAGATTCGACTCCGACCAATGGTCAGTTGCTAATTGGTAACGGATCTGGGTTTGCTCTATCGACTCTGACTGCCGGTACCGGCATGACCATCACGAACAACGCTGGCAGCATTACGCTTGCTTCGGCGGGACTTCCGGTCGTGACCGTGACTTCTTCCACGGCCATCTCTGCTTCGGCTGGGTTCCACTACGTTTTGACCGCAGGTTCTGCCGCTACGGTTACGCTGCCGGGTTCACCAAGTTCGGGCGACACAATCTACGTCACGGTGGCTAACAGCCTGACAACGAACGTCATCGCTCGTAACGGCAAAAACATTCAAGGTATTGCAGAAGATATGACGTTGAACGCTCCCTACGCATCGGCACAGCTTCGCTTTACCGATAACACCGAAGGATGGATTTTGGCATGAGTTACTTTAGTCAATTTACTGGCGGCCCCGCCAAGGTCACGACTTACACCAGCGGTAGTGGCACGTTTACACCCATTAGCACATCGCAATCTTGGGCGCGTGTCACGCTTGTTGGTGGTGGTGGCGGTGGCGGATCTGGCGGTGCAACAGACGGTCAAGCGGCTACTGGCGGTGGCGGTGGCGGCGCAGGTGCAACCGTTCAGTTCTGGATAAGACTTATTGACGGTTCTTACTCATATGCCGTTGGCGCTGGTGGATCTGGTGGCGCTGGAGTTGCTGGCTCTTCTGGAAATCCGTTAGGCAATAACGGTACTGCGGGCGGAAATACTAAATTTGGAAGGTTTGTATCTCCCGGTGGCGGTGGCGGCGGTCAAGGAAATCCATCTGGCGGTTCTCCTTCAACAGGTGGAAATGGTGGCGCTTTAAACTACACCAATGCTGGCGCTTCTCCCGGTTATAGCGGAGGAGATGGTGGTGCTGGTGGAACCGGAAGTCCTGCCATTGCGGGAAGCGCCGGAGAATCCCCCGGAGAATTAATAGCAGGACTAGCAACCGGCGGCGCTGCGGCTAGTGATGCAGGTGGCGGCGGCGCTGGCGGCGACAGCATATATGGAACTGGTGGAAATGGCGGTGCCGCAGTTAATTCCACAACAGGCGCAAACGGTAGTGCTGGAACGGGCTACGGAGCCGGTGGCGGCGGTTCAGGTGGTGCACAAGGAGTCGGATGCGTTTCTGGTTCTGGCGGTGCCGGGTCTGGCGGTTACATCGTTATTGAGGAGTTTATACAAGCATGAAACGCTGGGCTTTAATTAAAAATGGCGTGGTTGATACGGTGGTTATACAAGCCGCCCAACCTCAAGTATTTGGAACATGGGTTGAATGTCCTGATTCTGTCGGCCCCGGCTGGCTTTATAGCGGCGGTACATTTAGTCCTCCACTTGCGGCAGAACCAATCATCACTCGGTTGGCGTTTCGCTATCGCATGACCGATGAAGAGTATGTTGGCATTTTGACTGCTGCTAAAACCGACGTTTCCGTAGCGGCGTGGGTTGAGACGTTCAACATCGTCAGTCAAGTCAATCTCAACGATTCTCGTACCAAGTCTGGTTTGGACATGATGGTGTCAAAGGGACTTTTGACTTCGCAGCGCGAGACTGAGATCCTGACTGCTCCGGTACAGCCTAACGAGAAGATCTGAGTGTTTTCTCGGCCTGAACCTGTCATTGAGTAATTTCAAAGAAGTAAGCCATGCCACTTCCTACAGGTTCTATATCGCTTTCACAAGTAAACGTTGAGCTTAGCTTAGCCGCTACTACTCAGATTTCGTTGAACCAAGCGAACGTACGCACACTTGCTGGTAAGGCTTCCGGTGCGATTTCAATGAGTGACTTGTGGGGCAAGTCTGCCTATAACGGTCCTCCGCAAGTTGAATACTTGGTTATCGCCGGTGGCGGCGGTGGCGCAGGTGCATGGACTTTGGTCGGTTATCAGCCCTACGCCCCATACGCTGTTTGGCAAGTTTATGGCGGTGGCGGTGCTGGCGGCGGTGGCGGTGGCTACCTCAGCGGTTCTGCATCAATTAGTCAATCAACTACTTATACCATCACAGTCGGTGCTGGCGGTGGTGGTGGCGCTTACGGTAATAGCGCAGGTTCTAACGGTGCACAGGGTGGTAACTCATCTGCATTTGGCGTGACTGCTATAGGCGGTGGATACGGCGGTAGTGGTTATTGGTATTACGGCGACTATGCTAATGCTGGCGGTTCCGGTGGATCAGGCGGTGGCGGTGGCGCGGCGTATTTTAATAACGTTCTTGACGGTAACTGGGAAAGTAACGTTACCAATGCTCAAGGTGCTGGCGGTGCAGGAACTTCCGGACAAGGCTACGGAGGTATTAACGGTAAAGTAAATAATCCTGCTCGGTATTCATATACTAGTGGCGGTGGCGGTGCCGATGCTGCGGCACAGTCAATTGTTATTTCTGGTATTTTTCAGCAGGGTTTGGGTGCTTCCGGCACCATTTCAACTATTACCGGATCTTCTGTATGTAGAGCCGGTGGCGGCGGTGGCGGTAATAGTGACACTGCTCCAAGAGATGGGCGGTGTGGCGGCGGACATGCAGGTTTTTACTGTCTTAACAACGCACAGGCTGGTGGCGCTAATACTGGCGGCGGTGGCGGCGGTGGTAATGGTTGTTTGGGTGGATATAACGAA